GCTTCATTCAATCCAGCTGTAGACTCTGCAAGTTCTGTGCTTTCTTCAAAAGATAAGATTTTTTCGTTTGCCTCTTTTAGTTTATTTTCTAAATCGGCAACTTTAGCCTCTAAGTCTTTGATTTTTTCGTTTTCCATTTTTGAAACCTCTTTTTTAAAATTTATATCTGAATTATTAAAACTCATTATGTTTTGATTTTCTTCAAATTGGATTGCAGGCATTCCAGAAACCGCTGGATTGACTCCAACCGGTAAAAATCCAAGATGTTCAATTGAATTATTATCAATTTTAATTGATCTTGTAGGAAATAAACCATCTTTTATACTATTTGCAAAGTTCAAAGGGACGTCTTTTAATCTAGCGACTAAATCCTTACCCATCCTTTTTAATTCCTTAAACCCTCCCAAAGAATAACTTGTAGTTTTTGGGTGATGTATTACCAAAGCTACTTTGCTTATATCAGTATTATTTATAATATCATCAAGATTCTTTTCACTAAATTCTGCTTTTATACCTTCAGAACTCATATGTTTTCCAGCCCTAAAAATAACTATATCTTGATTTTCTATTGCTTGTTTTGCATTCATTGTAGTAACTCTAATTTAATTATAATAGTTTATTATATAAATAATATTATAATAATGCAATAGACAAATACAGACAAGAATAATTTTTTGACATAAAAAAAAAGAGACTCGAAAGTCTCTTAGTTGAATATTTTGTTTTATTTTTATCTGTCTAAGTCGCGTATAATTATCCTCTTATTCTATTTTATTATCTCTATAATTAAATATTTTTTCTCCATAGATTGCTTCCAGCGCTTCATCAGCTATCAAAGTATTATAATTATTATTTATATTGTAATCGCAGCTAGAAACATATCTAATATATTCTTCACAAATTTCTACTAGTTTAGTACAACATATATTTTCTTTTTTTTGTGGCAATTCATTCCGTTTTTTTATTTCTTCTTGCAAGTCTTTCATAGTATAATATGACAATGACATAATTAACCCCTTTAATTAAATTCTTTATAAAGTTTTTTACCTGCTTTTGATTCTAATAACACAATTCTTTTACTTTCGCAATTTGGACAAGCTGGATATCTATTAGAAACACGCCAAAGTGTATAAATTATTCCCGGCACTAAATAGAATAAATATAATAATATTTCAATTATTATATTACCTTTTGTAATTATTTTAGCCTGTTCATTTTCTCCACAATCTCTACAAATTATTTTAGTATCTTTTTTTATTTTCATTTTTTAGCTCCTTTTATTTTACCATTATAGTAGCAGAATTGAAATTTTGCCCATATTTTTTTAATATTATTTCACATTCTTTTATTATTTCTTCATAATCTTCATGAGTTTTACCTATTCCGATTCTTTCTTTCATATCTGCAACATCTTGATAAGGCTCTTTACCTGCTCTATATCTTGCAACATTGATATTATTTAACACCATCCATATGGAAGTTAACAGCTCACCACTTCTATAAGTTGGTGAATTTTTTGAAAAGAAAGTTTCACAGTCATAACAATAAAATCCTTCTGTACTTCTCGATCTATGGTCGTGTATACAATTCATATTTTACCCCTTTTATTTTCATTTTTATTCCTTTTCCATTTCCATTATAGTTTTAACTATTTTAATATAATTATTATATTGTTTTGCGTATTCATTATCTTTATGAGTCTCTTTTACTTTATTTTCAAACTCTTCAAGGCTCCCCTTAAAACAACCACATACAACTTGAATATTGCCTTTTATCCAGTAAGTAGTAGTTTTTGAATCTCTTGACCCTATTTTATTTCCTGTATATCTATTGGGATTATATTTAAAATTACTACAATAACTACAATAACTACAATAACTACAATAACTACAATAACTACAATAACTACAACCACGACAATCACTACAATCATGACAATTAATACAATCTCTACAATCAATACAATCTCTACAATCTCTACAATTACTACAATCACGACAATCAATACAATTTATAAGCGATTCGCTATATTTTTTTGCTTGATCTTCTGAGTAATAATCGCAATCCCATTTATTATTATATTCATCAATCCACCATCCATTTTCTTTTTTCATTTTACACCTCTCATAATTACCCCTAAAACAAAACAACCCTAAAAGAATCAAGCGTCCACTCCTGAAATCTTAAAGGGTTGTCAAATTGTTTCGGCTTTGTTGTGGACGTATGCCGTATAAAAGTATAATACAATAAATTTTGCACAATGTCAAGATTTATTTTAATTTTGACAACCATTGTGTGTAAATTCTATCTGCTATATTTGCAGTCATTAAAGGAGGAACTGACATTCCAATAATGTAATAACTTTTATTATTCATAAAATTATAATCCATAGGGAATGAACCGGCTTTTTTAATTTCATTATCAAATAAAATCCTTTCTGTTTTATAATCATAAGGGACGCCGTTTGCTCTAATTGTTGGTAGTACTTTATCCGGTCCTGCTTTTATTTCATTAAAATAACTACCTTTTTCATGTACTGAACTAAAAGGATTTCCGGGTTTTGTCAGTTTCCAATATTTAGAAATTTGACTTGACAACCCTATTGCACTTTCATTACCTTGCTCTTCTCTTATTTCTTTATAATGTATTACTTCATGTTCAAAATTTAAATCAAGTTCTGGCTCTTCTCCAAATAAATCGCAAGTTCCTATATGTTTTAATAAATCTTCTCTAATTCCATAAAAAAATACTCTTTGCCTTTTTTGAGGGACACCCATTTTTGAAGCATCTAAGAGTTTTAAACCAACCTTATACCCTGCATTATCAAAAGCTTTGAATATTTTATCAACATACTCTTTTGCCTCTCCCTGTATTAAACCTTTTACATTTTCAGCTATTACAATTTTTGGTTTTAATCTTTTTGCTACATCTATAAAATCAAAAAACAAAGTATCTAATACTTGACTTGCTTGTCCTTCTCTGAATTTTTTTTCTTTTCCCCAGTCTTTTCCTCTATTCCCAGCCATCGAAAAGCTACTGCAAGGTGGAGAACCGTCTAATATGTCAAGATTATATAAATCCTCTGGTAGATTTTCAAGATTCTTAAATTCTCTTATATCCATTAAATAGTTATATTTAGGATTGTGATTTTTCACATAACATTCATTCATTTTAGGGTCTATCTCATTGCATCCTATTACATCAAACCCAGCTAGCTTGTAACCCATTGTTGAACCACCACCACAAGCAAAGCAAGAGAATACTTTTCCCTTGTCTTTTGTGAAATTTGCATCTTTTAAAGTCCACTCATAATTGTATTTACTCATAAAAATTCCTAAATAAAAAAGCCTTTTGATGATATTCCTTTCTTCTAAATAGTAGAAAGCTGATACAAATATCATCAAAAGGCTAAATATTATTACTTATTAGGTATCAGGCTAATCAGTAATAATATAATAGTGAAATAATTTTATTATGTCAAGTTTATTCTTTTAATAAATATTTTGGGGTGTCATCTGGAAGTCTGTTAGTTGTTGATTTTGGAAGTGTTAAAAATGATTTTTTCGGGTGCGTTCCAAAACCTTTATCTGGTTTTATATTGTTCGGGTTTTGCTTGCTCTTTGGCGTTGGTTTTATGTTTCTTGCCTCGGCTACTCTTTTACTAATTGGTATTATCTCGGCTGTGCAATTAAATCCGTTCGGTGGAAATGTTGAGTCGAATCCACCTTTTTCTCTTATCTCATTTTTTAAAGCTTTACAAATTGGATGATCTCCAATAACAACCGTATATTTTTCATATGCAATAAATTTATCTAGCCTTTTCATTTCTTCATAATTACCATACGAATAAGCTGTATTTTGATTTGTTCTGAAAACAGTTTCCCAATAACTCGCCTTAGTTACTAACTTTTCTAAATCACCTTTGTTTATCTGTTTTTTAAATTCATTTAACCCTTTACCACTTCCTAGAGTATTTATAATTATATTATTAACTCTTGTGACAAAATCTGTATAGCTCAATACTGATATTATACGTGCTTTCCTTTGCTCACTTAAAACAGTTTTGAATATATCTCCTGTCTTAAGTTGCATTTGTTTTAAAAGGGTTTCAATTGCGCCGGTTGGCGTGTAGTCAGGTTCTGCAAATTCTATAGTTTCCGCTTTGTTATCTTTTGCAATAGTATTATATATAGATTTACGCCCCCACAAATATGAAATTATTTGCATTTCTGAAAATAAATCTGACATTTCATCAACGCTTTTTTTAGCAGGGAATTGTTTCCCAGTTTTTAAATATCTTAATGATTGCTTTTCGGAAAGGTCAACAATTTTCTTTTTGATAGGCTTTAAAATTGAATCTAAATCTTGAACTTCCTCGCTCGCCCCTTCTATATATTCAGTTTTAGAATTTTTTTTTTACTCTCTTCAAATTGTTGCGTTTGAGGTTGCTCTATTGTTAGAATATCACTTGGATTTGTTGCTCGTGGCACGAATTTCGACCATTGTTCAAGAGATATATTTTTATCTCCAACTTGAACGGCTTTTAATAAGTGATCAAATTCGTATCTTTCACCCCTGTCATATTCATAATTGACTTTTATATCACTTCTATAATTTACCTTTATAATCCAGTTAAAAAACTGATTTAAATAAAACTCGAAAACTTCATTGTCTGACTTTGCGATTTTATCAATAACACTTTCAGCGGTTTTATCTGAACTATAAGCGCCTTTCGTTTGCGTGTCTGTAGTTCGTCCACTTCCAAGAATTAAATTTGATATTGCCGTATTAGCTAAATTGATTGATTTCTCAAAATCAACAGCCGAACCGCTAGCTTGTAATGTTTCCAAACTTTCAACGTTTCCTATTGTGATTCCTGCTCCTGATCTTAAAGCTTCTATTTCTTCTGAAAGTGCATCAATGTATGTTTGCATTTCATCCATGTTGCGCGTATCTTTTAATAATGCAACTACTGAAGGCACGCCAAATTTATCAAGCAATTGGTCAAGTAATATAATACAACGCTTTTTAAATACAACCCAGTTGTAAATTGTTTTAGTAAATATAGATCGTCCGTGTGGCGCATCTGCATCCTTGTCGTATTCATAGATTAAAAACTTATATGATGTATCAATGTCCTCGCCTGTATTCGCTTTTAATTGGTCGTCTAACAGATCAAAATATAGATTTTCTCCATATCCTACTTTATGAAATAGTAAACTTTGTAAATTATATGTTCTTTCTTGCCAAATAAATTCAAGCGCACCCGCTCCATAAGACATTGCCTTAGTAATAAAGTTAGCAATATAACGCTTGTATTCTCTGAAATAATTATTTAGATTCTTTAATAGTTCATCGTTTATATCTTCAGAATTAACAAAAGAACCTTTATAATCAAGCATATTAGCCGTTCGGATATTTAGCTTGCTTTTAACTTGATCATCTGTGGTAATGGTGTCTATTTCAGATATTTCAAGCTCTCTATCATCGTAAAGATATGTGTATTTAAAAAATTTCCCTGTTTGTATAGCCATTTTTTAACCTTTTATAGTAGATAAATAATTTAAAAGCTCGTCTTTTGTTGCTGTTGAGAAATTAGGGCTGTTTTTATCTGCTGTCATTTTTTCGTCATAACCCCAAATTCGCATATATTCCACTATTTCAGATTTAAGCATTTTATTTATATTTTCAAGTGTTTCTGGATCCGTGTATTCTGTTAATTTTTCTTGAATACTTGAATCTTGTGTATAAATATTTGAAATAGTATCATTTTTAAATTCATCAACAAAACAATATAATTCATTTGAGCTTGTAGGGTTGTTTCTTGAATATCCGCTATCTCTATGACCTATGAATAAGAGTGCCTTTTCTCCTTTTACTCTATAAGCTAAAAGATAATCTTTGAATAAAATATCTTCTTTACAATCTGGAAAGTTTTCCGGTACTTGCTGATCTAAAACAGACTTGTCAACTTCAACCCATGCTGTTAAATATTCCATTCTTATTTTATCGCTGTAAAGTTTCGGAAAAATACTTTGATAAATATCACCAAGCTCTACCCTTGAAATAGTATTGTTGTCTTGCGCTTCACATTTTTTCCCCAAATACATCATTCGCAACGCTAATTGTTGATAGATCACATCTTTACTATCTGAACTTTCTATCTTTTCTATAGGCATATATAAAAACATTTTAATTTTCTCCTTTTATGATTTAGTGATTTCGGCGTCGCTTCCATCGCTGTCTACTTCTCCTTGAATATCAATAAAAAACACTTTCATTGTACCCCCTAGAGAATCAGTTCTTGCCATTTGAATTTGAAAAGTATCGGATATATTGCAGTCAATAGTTATAAAGCTATTTGTTCTTGTGATTTGTCCTATATACTCTTTCCCACCGGCGTTTGTTTTGTCAAAAATAGAATCAACCCCGTTTGTAATTGTTAAGGTAGTCCATTCCGGAGTTGTCAAATTTGCACCATAGCCGTTTCTTATTAGCCTATATCTTAAAGTCAATTCATAAGCTGTTGAATCTAAAACATCGGGGGAGTGACTAACAACCTCTTGGAACCAATGTATATGTGGATAAAACACGATAGAATTCCCAATCATCATTTCGTGATTTATTTCTATATTCGTGCCTACTCTATCATTCGCAACAGATATACTTCCACCGCTTGCAAAGTCAATGCAATTGTTATCATAATCATAATCAACTTTTCCACTTGTTGAGAGTAATCTTTTACCAAATAAATCTCCTACCATATCTTTCCAAGCTGTAGCCGTTCCAACTCTTCGAACAGTTCCGTCTGCTTTAAATTTTGTATGATTGACATTCGTACCAAATTTCTTTGTATAACTCATTTTTTATTACCCTATATTATAAACCAGTTAGATCCATCACTCATTAAAGTATAACTATCATAATCATTGTCAAGTACAAGCGTATCTTCTCCGTCGATTTTCTCGCTCCCTTCAGTGTCAATAGTTATTGAATTGGTTCCGGCGTTACCTCCGGTATCTTTAATTATAATAACTCTACCCTCTAAAGTTTGCGCAGTTGGCAAAGTTAAACTTGTGACTGCTCCGGTTGCAGTATATGAAACACCAATTAAAAAGTCTGTTACTAATAAATCATATGTAGCGCTATTAACATTTGTAAACGCTTTGACATTATAACCACCGTATGATTCAACAAAGTTAGCGTTTATCTTTGTTTTTTGCGTTCCCATTGTTGATAAATTATCTAAAGTTTGTATAGCCATAAATTAACCCCTTTTTAATCTGTCCAAGTTTCCGAATCTTTCCATATTTTCGAATCAACCCATAAATTTATATTATTATATCTGCGAATTATATTTAATTGTGCGCCTGTTTGCGCTGAACTATAAACAAGAAAATCTTTTCTTTCATTATCAGTTGCTATATTACAAAATATTTTATGTTCGCTATCAACATCTCCCTTAAGATCAGAATAGGCAATTTCTTGAGGAACTTCCGAACTGTAAAGGTAGCCTCTTGTAACGTCAGAGCTAATTAAAGCCGGTGCAACATATTCCTTGATAGTATTTTCAGAATTATTGTGATAGTTTCCCGCTATATTTCTTGATTGCCATGTATAGCCGGTTATAGTGTCCCCCCTTGTTTTAATACTGTCACCATTAACATCAAAAGGAACTCTTAATATTTTAGTTGGGTCGCTGTCTAAAGTCCAAAGATCAAAACCATCTGATAAATTACTTGGTTTTACTTTCCCAGTTGCATCATTTGACCAAAATGTCGATAGTGTTGCGTTTGTAATAGTTCCATGATTATCATTGCCAGATTTATCATAAACAATAGCTCCTGAACACTCAGAAAAATTATAACCTCTATCAAGATTGTCTAAATTTGCTATAACAAAACCTTTATTTGTTAGCGTTGCTATTTCTTCATCTGATTTAGAATCTGTATAAACACCTGATTCATACATAAATATATTATTATTATAAGAATCATCAAATGAGCATATTTGAAACAAGTTGGCAAAATTGTATATACTTGCTACTGTCTCAGTGCCTATTTGTTTCACACCATTAATAAACATTTCCATTAAACCATTAGTAACTCTACCTACAACATGGTAAATTGAATCTGTTAGCATTACACTATCTGAAGTTATACTTGGTGTCTCTATTCCGTTTGACGATACATAAAATTTAATTTTTGCATCTGTTGCATTCTTTGCTAATAAGAATGATCTCTTGCTTGATGTATTCCAGTCACCTATAATTCCTGTAAATCCAGAATGAAAACTACTTTTAGTTTTAAATTTTGCAAATACTGTCAAGTTATTATTACCACTAAAAGCATTTACACTACTCGCTACAACGCTATCATCAACTCCATCAAAATTAGCAACACTACTGTTTAAAATCTGTGCATTATATTTAACCCGTCCTTGATATAAAGTGTCAGGATCAGAAACAACACTTTGATAATTAGAGTCTAAAGGAATTAACCCGTCAACGCCTGTTTTTAAAGCATAACCAAAATTATTTTGATAAGAATAAAAGGAATTGTCTTTTGCATGCCAGTTTAAAAGAGTTGCACCCGTGATAGTTCCATCCGGCAATGCGCTTGCGTGGCTTTTATTTGAATTATAACATACTGTCCCGTCTTGCTCGTCACACTTAAAAAATCCTATTATCTCACCGGCTCTTTTAATTGTAACCGCTCCGACTTTTTCGGTATTTGCAATAACTAGATAATCATTTACTGTACAAGTTGGGGTGTCAGAATAAGCAGGAACTTCTATTGTGTCAGTTGTTAAAAGACCGGTTATTACTATATGCGCCAAAGGCTCGCCTAAATAACACCGCCCCTCTTGAATCGGTCTTGTTTCATTTCCCATTCTATCGACACTTTCCCAAATACCAGAGATTGCATTTTTTACTGGAAGCTGTGATAATGTCCATTGTAAAAGGTCAGCTTTTGGCAAGCTTAATCCCTCTTGGCAATAGTATATTAAAAATTCATATAATGAATGCATTATTGAACGCCTGTAATTTCATTTTCTAGTAGATCAGCACCACCAAATTTTTGAATTTTTTTTAATTGTCTAGCTGGATAAACACGCCCTGCATCGTAAATAGTTTTTGAAAAGACTCCGTTTTCTCCTGCTGTCTCATATTCTCCATATACATTACATATAATAAAAGAAAATGCCTGACTATATTCCGTTTCTGCTCTTAAATCATATAAATCTGTTGTATCACCCATTGACATATTTAAATCCTTTTTTTTATTAAATATTTATCTTTTAACTATACTAATTTTTAAGGCTTTTATCAATAGACAAATACAGACAATCAATTTTTATAATAGCTTTTTTTATTAAACTTTCTTTTTATCTTTGCTATTACTGGCTTATTAGTCCCAAAAGTCTTATTTCTTGTGTAAATTCCATATCTAACAGCATCCAGCGCATCATCAAACAACTTTACCGGCTCATCTAACACACGCCCGTCTTTTGTTTCCTTCCATTTGTATTTTGAAAGCTCTTTATTTAAGCCATAATTTGACTTTAAAGTGTAAATTTCACAACTTTTTAAAAAACTTATTCCTTCTTTTACTGAATTTTTACCTTTGTAAGCTTCAAAAATATTATATCCTGCATTTCTTAAATCTTTTATCATTTCCGGTCTTGCATTATCGGCGTAAATTTCTGCTGTTTTTGATATATTTAAATCATTCATTAACTTTATTAAATCAAAACTTGTCAATCCTGATAAGTAAATTTCCTCTTCAGTATAGAATTTTTTTTCATCTTCATATATTTTTATTAACGCAGTCGGGTGATTGAATCCAAAATCCAAGCCATAAAAGAAATTATCTTGTTTTATGTTGTCGTAATTATCAACTGTCTTAAAATGCTTATATATGATGCCTTTAGTTAAAGAACCCCACTTATTAAGAACATAAATATTATAATAGTTTTCATCCTCTTCTTTCATGTTTTCAAGTACTTGCTTATAGTCCTCATCTAAAAATTTATTGTTTTTGTATGTAGTTTCTAATATAAATGTACTTGCAAGCTTAAATTCTTTATCAAAAAATGTTTCTTTTAACCAATGAAATTCAGAAATAGGATTGAATGAAGTAAAGAACTCTGGAAATATTAGATTTCTACCTCTTAGTCTTAACAATAATTGAAGTAAGTCCCTTTTCAATGCTTCATCCGTTTCTTCAATCCATATATCTGTTATATTTGCGATTGATTTTAATTTTGCCACATCATCAAGTCCTAGAAATATAAACTCACTTTGCAAAAGTTTTATTTCTAGATTTGATTTATTTATTTTTGCGAATTGTGTTAATTGCAACCGGTCGATCGCATCAATAATACTTGCAAAAGTGGAATGTCGAGAAGTACGCCCGACTTTTCGCAAGATCAATATTTTTCTTTTACCATATTTTTCATTTATAGCTTTTAAAGTTAAATATGTAGATATGAAAACAGATTTTCCCGAGCCTGTCAGGCACCCCCTTTTAAAACTTTTACTTTTGATAGATTTTTAAATAATGGTAAATATGCAGTATTGAAAAAGTTTGCATCAATATTAATTTTATTTGCTGTTGTCATTTATCTCTCTAATTTATTTTTCATTTGTCTTGATTTTTGCGGGGTTTTACTTTTAACAATTAGGTTATTTTACATAAGTCTCAAATAATACATAAATCAACCCGTAACAGAATACATTAAACAGTATAACAGATAAAATATATCTTGTTCTAGTATTTTTCTTCATCTTCATTAACTCCTGTAATGTTTATACTAATCCCGTCGATTTTTTCGCCTTTTGAAGTATTGAAAAACTTCTTGTTTATATTTAATATATTCTTATTCAAAAGCTTTTTTATTATTTATTAAATTTATCAAGTAATTATATTCGTTTACCCAGTCCGTCGGAATGCTTTTATTCGCTAACATGTACCTATTAAAAACCGCTTTTATATCTTCTATCCTTTCTTCATACCCTTTGAATAAGTGCGCAGGTGTCAAACCTAAAGGAGGCTTTTTAATATTGTTCTCGTTCTCGTCTGTCTCAATGAAAAACACCTCATATTTTTCATTTTTATCTATTTTGTCAATTATACCCTCGCTAACTTGCATTGTTATTGTTGATTTCTTCATCTTCATTAACTCCTGTAATGTTTATGCTAAACCCGTCGATTTTTTCACCTTTTGAAGTATAGTCATGCTTTTCTGCTTCGTCATATCCTAGCATTTTCTTAATGTTTTCAAGCGCTTTTTGTTTATCATAAAGCTTGATTTTAACCTCTTCAAGCTCCACGCCATCGGCTATTTTACTTACTCGTGTTTGAATCTCTTGAATACAAGATTTTTGATCTTTTGTTAACTCTTCAAATTTTTTTCGAGAAATCCAAGTATTATGATATTCAGCTATTGAAGAAAAGGCAATTTTCATAAACTCGTTTAAAACTTTTAGTCTTGAAATCCCTGCTTGTTTCTCAAGGTCGTTTTGTATCTCTTGGATATATTGTTTAATTTGAGGTTTTCTGAGGTTCTCAACGCCTGTTTGATATGCTGTTTTTTCAGAATATCCAGCTTTTTTTGCTGACCTTGTGGCGTTCCAATCGATTATATATTCTTGACAAAATATTTTTTGTTTTTGTGTTAGTTCTTCTTTACTCATTTTATTAACCAGTATAATATTTTTTTAAATAAATTCACTTTCCTTTTTATTTTTACACCTGCAAACTTGTTAATTCATTTATTACTATATCACCATGAATCATTGAATGATTTTTTTCTTGAATATACCCGTCTACCATTCTATTATTTATTTCCATTTTATACAACTCTTCCCATGTTGGCATATCTGAAAACAAGCCTTGAATATATTCCATATCTTTTTCGCTTATTTGATCTTCTTTTTCTTGCATCTTTACGCCTTTATTATTTTATTTATTCTTTCCGTTTGGTTTTTCTTTTTCAACTTAATTAAGCACCCGAAACATATATTTTGCTTTTTGTCTTTTCTAGGATTGCATATTTTACAATTAGAAGGGTAACTTTTCATTCTTTCACCTCTCTTTATACTTTGCCTTTCACCTTTTTACTTTCAAGATATTTAGTAATTACTTCACCTGTTACAAGATTTAAACCTGTCTTAAAGTAAGTTAATTCTTTATTTTTTAGCTTTCTTTCAATTGTTTTAGTAGATACACCAAAAATTCCAGCTACTTCGTCCATTGAATAAAGCTTGTTTTTTATCACATCGTATTTAATACGGTTTTCAAATCTGCTTAATAATTCAATTACAATTTCTTCATCTTTTAATATTTCTTTACATTCTTGTAATAGTTCAAAATCTGACAAATCATAAAACATTTTTACTTCCGTTTAAAAATTATGTAATAATACAATACTGCTAACATGATGAATAATATATATAAACTACTTCCTAGTACTAAAATATCATTTACACCCATTTTGCAATTCTCTTAAATGTTTTCAAATAATGCTTATAGCTGTTCATTTTAGGACTTGATTCATTTTTCTTATACTCGTAATAATCAACTATAAAACCCGCTTTTATTTCGTTATCGATGTCTATTCTTATGTCATCATAAAGTAAATATCCTAAACTTAATTTTACAAAGTTATTTTCAAAACTTTCAAATTCCATATTTTGCTTCTTACAGAATTCTTTTACATATTCTTTTTTTAATTTGTCGAATTTTTCTTTTAATGCTTTTTTCATTTTTTAACCCTCTCAAAATATTTATTTATTACTTTTATTGCCTCTTGGCAACCTTTGCAAACTTCAACTTTATAATTTTGATCTTTTAAAAATTCTATCCATTCTTTCTGTTCTTTTGAAACTGTGCCACCTGACACCCTTTTAAGCTCTATATATAACCCATGTTTATTTATGCTAGGATACGGAATTACAATATCACATATCCCTTTTGATTTCCCCATTGATTTTAATTTATTTTCTATTGAACATATAATTCTACTTGCTAAAGATTGATTTTTTATGATAGCTCTTATAATTCCAGAAAATATATTTTCATTCATTGGAGCATAATGTTTAATATTTTTTAATTTTAAATATTTTACAAGCCCTTTTTGCTCTTCTGACTCTAAAGGTTCTTTAATTTTCATTTATAATCTCTTTTTTATATCTAAATATTTACAAACTGCTTTTTGTTCTTCATGTTCTGAATTTTCTATCTTTTTATTTTTGTATTTGCTTAGTTTTAAATTTTTAGATATAGTACTAAACATATTTACCGGTTCGGGATCAAACATTTTCTTAAATTTTATATAATCTATTGCCACATTTTCCTCTTAACACTTTATTAAAAGCCATTAAAACGGCTTGTTATAATTTTGTTATGCTTCATTTTGCAGAAGCTCTGGATTTTCGTGAATATTACCGATTATTTCAAAATGCTTAGATGTTTCATCTAGCCAATATCCATTTTGAGCACTATTGCTGTTTGTCGGTTTTAGTCTAAACCCACCGAGTTTAAAATAAATTTCTCTATTAGCTCCTGACATCATTCCGAACTCTTCCCAATCATCAGGAATTTTTACAATATCTCCTTCATAAATCTCTTTATCATTACAATCTTTTAATCCAGTGTATTGTTCTAGTCCATATCTATCATTTAATTCTTCTAGTTGCTGATTTATATCACACCTAGAGTTAAATATTAAATCTGGATTATAATTAAATTTTCTACTATTTTTATCCCATATTCTAAATCCTATTCTTCTCATTTTAAATCCTTTTTCTTTTTAGATATAAACGAAGCATAACATTTTGTTTCAATCAACTTCGTTCCTCAGTATGCTTAATACAATTTTTCGTTATAAACAACTACCAATCACGTTTTGCCTGTCTCTCACATTCATATCTACACCAAGATTCTTGATACTTTGCTCTTCTTCCGTATTTTCTATGCAATTTTTTCATTTCTGGTAGGTTATCACTGCAAATTGTAAACCAGATGTCGTGCCAAACATAATCAAACTTAACTCCCTTTTCTGGCTTATATTCAAAAGCATCTGCATTTATAACTTTAAATCTTTTGTCTTTTTCGTATGTAGGAGCTACAAGTTTTATTACATCCTCATTTATTTCAATCACGGTAATACTTTCAACATCTTCTTTATTTAATAAAGCCTGTACTAAAACACCTAACCCCAATCCATTTACTAAAATATCGCCATTAGCTTTAGAAACGAAACTTGAAAAATCTCTAATTTCATCAGGAGTGTTACTCATCATAACTTCACCATTTATATAAAGTCTTTTATACTTTCCTTTTGGAACAATTCTACCAGATCTATAAAAACCCCCTAATTGCCTATTATACTCTTTATCTCCAATAGTGAAGCTATCAATTTTTACATTACCATATTCTGCATCAGGCACATCTATTTTAATCATCTATTCCTCCATTTTTAAGTTAGACCGCAGTTTATAACACTTTAGTCCTGTTTACTCGTTCCTCGCATCCAGTGCTAAGTCTGCCGTTATATTCCATACTGTTGATATATATGATCGCCTTTCTCATTTAGCTTTTCAAGTGTGTTATACATTTTATTATCTCTTATTTTATTTTCTATCATTGCCAAACTTGATAAAATCCCTTTTAAATATCTGTAGCAATGATTTAAACACATTAAATCACTATCAAAATCTTTTTTATAAGCTTCATTAACTTTGATTTTATAGCCGTTGGATGTTCCTATTACTCTCAGCTCTAAACTTTGATTTAATCGTTTTATTTCGCCCTCTAAACATAATATATTACTATTTGATATTTTCATTTGGAATGGCCTCTCTTTTATTTCTATTACTATAATTGATATTATCCTTCTCCTTCTCCATATGGATATCCATATCCATATCCATATCCATATCCATATCCAGATCCAGATCCAGATCCATATCCAGATCCAGATCCAGATCCATATCCAGATCCATCTCCATATCCAGATCCATCATAATTTTTTATTGTTTCCATATTGGAACCTCATTAAGATTTTCTAATGCATTCTTTGACAATGGAATAATTTCAATTACTTGCTGTATTTGTATTTCTGGGAGTATCATTGCTATTTTGCTATTTTCCTTATCTTTAACCCCATCTATAGCTAATTGTGACAAAGAAGCTGCTCCATACCAATTCCATACTCTTCTACTATTTACCAAAGTTACAGACAACCCAGCAAGTAAGTCTTTTTCTTCTTTTAAATACCCATAATGCACGCCACTTGAATATGATCTAATTAAAACAGCTTTTAAACCATCAATTTCTATAGCATTTTCTTTTATACTATCTTCTCTTACATATTTTACATCATCAATCATAATTGTTTCAGGTTTCATATTTTCTCCTTAATAAAAAAGCTTATCACAACCCCCCTACACATTGAAGTATTGTCGCTAAACAGGGGTTATAATAAGCATTTTCTTTTATTTATCATTCATTAGCGATTAAATGATTATGTTTATAACTCATAATACTACTATTATTTAACTTTGTCAAGAGTTTTTTTGTTTATTTTAGAATAATGTATCTTGTAATTGATAATTATAAACTAAAATTATTGACAATATTATATTTTGCTTTTGGTTTATTAAAGAACATCCCACCAGCACCGAAAAAAGGCTCAATATAAATTTTATGCTCTGGAAAGTGCGCCTGTATTTTATGAGCTATCTTTTTTTTATTTCCTAACCTTCTCAATATCATTTTAACCCCTGTTATTTTCTAAAATTTTTTTATAATATTTTGTCGAACCATATAAAATTGTACTTGTGCGCTTTGCTCGTTCTATTTTTTCTTTTTCAAGTTTTTTTTCTTTTTTAATATTGTCTTTTTTTATTGCTTCAATCATTTTTTTAAACTCTTCCTTACAATTGAAAAGAGTGTGAAGAGTTCCTTTTTCTCTATAGTGAAATATATCATCATTTGGGAAGTAAATCATTTCAATGTTTTTATCTTCTATTCTGAATGAATTATCTATCCTTGTAATTTTTCTTTTGTGTTTTTCTTTCAGAAAATACATAATATCTTTTATAATGTCCTTATCTATACTCATGTTGTAATCTTTTTGTTTTGTAAGTATTTGTTTTTCTTTTAAATACTTTTCCAGATCACTATTTTTAATATAATATTTATGCCTACCTTTTAGCGGTTTGTATTTTATTAGTTTAATATTCTTCTCTTTTAACCTTGTTACCATGTTCGATCTATGATATGGCAATGTTGCAATATCAACATGATTTTCTTTTATTTTGTTTTCTTTTTCGGCTTCCTTTTCAATCATCTTATCAACATCTTTTAAACAGTACTCTTTCCCGTTGCATTTGTTTGCTTGTGTTTTCCTTCTCCTGACTTTGTAATCATCCAAAAACTCTTGTAATCTGCTTTTTGGTATATTTTTAATTCTTACTAATTTGTGAAATACTATATAATCCATTCTTTAAGCTCCTCTTTTATTTAAAACTTTTACCAATTAACATCTTCAAACTATAATTACAAATGAAATGACTTCCTTCACTATTCCCACAAAATCCGACTTTCTTTTCTCCGTTAATATAATACATACATTTCTTTTATATCCATGATTTAATCCTCTAATAATTCAGGGTTATCGTGAATATTTCCTATTACTTCTATTTTCCATTTATTACGCATAAATGAGTAAGTTGTAACTGCTGAATTTTCAACAGGGTTATTTAATTCTGTAAAAATAAAGCCTCCATTTTTAAATTCTGTTTTACACTTTGAATACCAACAAGGATGAATAATTTCTACAATATCCCCTTCAAAAATCTCTTTACCGTTCTTATCGTGTAATCCTGTTGAAAATTCTAATATATGAGTTTCTCGTCTCATTATTATTCTATTATCCATATCAAATAGACTACCGCTTAAACTGATGACACAATTATTCTTTTCCCATTCTTTTTTATTTGCACACCAAATTCTAAATTTTATATTTCTCATCTTTTACACTCCTGTAGCTTATTTCCAGTTAAATTTTGTCTTTTTTCTTTTCCCTAAAGCATTATATTTAGGATGTTCTTTTTTTGTTTTTTTATTATTTTTATTTTCTTTAAACTCTTTGTCATTACATCGACAAACTGGTCTTATGCTAGTATTCGCATTTGTTTTATATGGATCTTCTATCAATTTACCACATAAGACACATCTTTTTTCATACCAAGTGCTTAACGCTATCATCTTTTACACTCCTATTCTTTTGTTTTAAAATTTTCTACATAATTTATTTTTTTCATCATTACATCGATAAAATATTTTATATCTCTTCCATTTTTACACTCTTTATGTTTTAATTGATTACATAAATTTTCACAATCTATTAAATAATTTTCATAATCTTTTAATTTTAGCTGTTTTTTTGCTTCTATTATTACAATTTCTCCCAAATGCTTCTCTTCCCTTCTCCATTGTATAACCCAATCTATTACCCACCCATTATATTCTATACTCATCTTTTACACTCCTATATTGTTAAGTTGTTTTAATTTATTCTTTTGCTCAATAATTGTTATTTCTAAAGTTTCAATATAATTTTCTAGTATATCTTTTTCATTTCTTTTTACCATATTTTCAAATAAATCTAATGATTTTAATATATCGCTTTTAAATTCTACAAAAAAACCTTTAAATTTTGAGCCTCTTGTTTTACGATAATTTTCAAGTATTAAAGGACTCAATAATTTAATATCGGTTAAATGTTTAATGAAATCTATAAATATTGATTGATTATGCCCTTTTTTAAATGCTTCATTTTTAATACACTCTTTTACAAGTTCTAACTTTTGATTATCTGTCATCTTTTACACTCCTATTCTATATTCATTATCAATTATTTTTAATCCTTCTTGAATTACCTTTAAACTCAATAAACTCGCTATTCTCTTGCAATCTGTCGTATATCCTAGCACCTACATAACTTTTTAATTCGTCTTGTTTTATGTTTGTCGTTATGATTGTATAAAGTAGATTTTCCGATCTCTCGTCAATGATTGTATATAGTTGCAACCTTTCCCAGTCCGTCAACTCTTCTTTCGCTCCTAGTTCATCAATTAACAACACATCTATTTTAACAATTCTTTTAAAATTGCTTTTCCCGTTCTCCTCGTCAATTATATCAGCAATTAAGTTATGAAGTTTTATTCTGCTTATTGTCTCAATATTAGCATTTTCTATTATATATCTAGCTATTGCAAAAGATAATCTCGTCTTCCCCGTTCCTGTAGTGCCATATAAAACAAGCCCGTTACCTTCTTTTATATTTTCTTTAATATTATTGGTATGAATTTTAATTTTATTTCCTTCTTTCATATTCCAATCATTAAGGTTTGCACTTTCAAAACGCTTAGGGATGTCTAACATTTTTAATAATCTTGCTTTTTTGCTTGTTTCCTCGCGTTTCTCGCGTGTTTCTTGCTCTTGTCTTTGTGATTGCATTCTCTGAATAGTTTCTTGCTTAAATCCTTCGCAATCACACAAATATCTATTATTGATCAATTGTAGCTCTTTTTTGCAGAATCTACAATTTTTATCTACTTTTATATTATCCAGTATTTCGTTTATTTTCATGATATTACCACCTTTTAATTTTTGATCTTCTATGATTTTGACAATTTTTTTTATATTTTATTTCTTTTTTACTAAATGATTTTAAATATACATCACAATGAGTTTCATTCCAATCATCAGAATAAAAATTTTCACAAGTTCTACAAGCTTTCTCTCTAGGGTTTGCAAAACATTTGTCTTCATGTTTTTTTATCCCTGATCTAGTTTTCAATATTTTCTCACAATATTCACACATATAAGCTTTTATCTCTCTCATAATATCACCCTATTGTTATTTCTTGCTGTTGTGGTTGTTCGTTCTCATAAGAGAATCTTGATTTTTTAGGTTGTTTAAAATTATCTTTTACTAAATAATCATTTATAGACTTGTATATAAAAACTCTTATTCCTTTTTCTCTACTTAAAAACTCTTCAAGCGTCCATTTATGATTGAACCATGTTTTTTCACTTTTATATATATCAGAATAATTTTCTATTCCTTTTGTAATTTCTTCCAATTCAAAATCTTTTATTAACTTATCAATATATTTTTTCATATTATTTGATAATTTTTTATGAACAATTATTTTACACTCATTCCATCTTGAAAAAATGGTAATATATATATCTTTTTCTTTCTCTTGTTCTAATTCTAATTCTAATTCTATTTCTGTCGGCGTTACATTTTCGTTCGTAACTTGCTTGTAACGCGTTACATCACTGTTACTAAGCTGTAAAAGCTTCTTTTCTCTATGTTTTTGTACTCTTTTTCTTGTTTGTTCTCTTGCTAGTGTTATCTTTTCAGTATTCTGATGTTTTTCGAAATTTGTTATATAAATACTGTTATTATCTAATACTTCTATCATCTTTAATTTTGTAAAAATATTTAACCCCATTCTTACAACTTGCAAATCAATGTCTAGTTCAGCAGATAACATTTCATCATTAAAATATATTCCATCTCCAATTTCTAAAACCCCTAGTTTCCCAGATTTCATTCCTAGACATAAAATTCCAAGCCATAATTCAAATATTTTTGCACCCTCTGGCATTTTACGAATAATTTTTATTTTAGTATCGTTCATAATATTCACATCTAATTTTATAAAATGAGCCATGTTTCCCCTCTAAATTTTAAGTATAAAAAAACATTGTAAAACTCTCTAAGCTAATTAAAGCTTGTAGTGGCAGAGAGCCTTACAATGTTTTATGAAATTTTTTGATATTATTTAATTAGCCACTACGAAAATTAAATTTTATCTTATGCTTAATTATAACACTATTCTTTATTTTTGTCAAGTGTTTTTATTGCTGTTATTTTTTTAGTCCTTTTCTTCTTTACTATTTTGCTTTATTTTAATTCCTAACATCTCCCCTCTTTTCACTATGTCTGCGTTTACAAACTCATTATATTTATCAGTTATATTACATAGTAAATCTTCTATGTCTTTATCATGATAACCTATATATCCTAATATATGATTTACATCTACATTTATTATTTTTGACATTTTTTCTAATCCAGTAAAAATATCTAATACATCATGAATTTTCATTTTTAACCCCCAAAATTTACAATTATTAAAGTTTTTATTGAACTTAAAACAGTTATTAAAACATGAATATAGATAAATAATACTATTAAATTAAAAATTATTTCTCTTGACTTTTTTATTACATTCACATAATCTATTTTTTTTAAATCCATTTTCATCTTTTACCCCTTTTTGCCAAGCGTTTTTATTTGTTCTTTTATTTCTGTTTTGTATTCTCTAAATTTTCTATTCTTATTTCATTCATATGTTCTAAATCTACTAAAGAATCACAAATATCGTTGTAATGTTCACATAATGAACAGTAAGCAAATTTGTCACAATCATTTTTTAATATAATCAATAATTTTTTTAACTGATCTTTGTCTTTTAATTTATTTCATTTCGAAAAATTCGAACTCATTTGTCTTTTTTAGGAAGTCAAAAAGAAACTTGTTATTTATATTGTCGCTTGGAATGTCGATTGCAAAGTGAAAAACCGGTATATTTTCCTTAATTTTGACATGAAGATCTTTTATTAAAACTCTTACATACTCATATTCTGGGAAGTCTGGCATATTTGGCAATTGTCCGTCTTCTTTCAGCCTTAACCTCAACCCGAATAAATACGCCTCTTGCGATCCAAAGCCTACATAATCAAAAGGTATAGGCTGAATATTTAAAAGTGTTGCACTTATCGCAGGATTGAATTTTTCTAATGATTCATAGTCTATATTAGCACATTCAAGCTTTATATTGACTATGTTGTCAATTATTTTTGTGCCATCTTCCTTTTTTTTTATTATGCTTTTTCCTGCTACTTTTGTAATTAGTCCTGTGAATGTTTGATTTAACATTTTTTAATCCTCTCTTTTAATATTTTAACTATTTTAGGTTCATATAATCCAACCCAACACTTAGATAAGTCGGTTATGTATTTATAAGTCCTTTCTTCATATTCTTTGCTTTTTAATCCATGGTGTATTTGGTAATGGCATTTTGAACATAAAAATACACCATTTGAATAATGACCAGATCCTCCAGATGATCGTTTTATAATGTGGTGTGGAGTTGGTTCTATTTGCCAACTATTACATATTCCACATTTGTAATTTGATTTTTTAGCTATTAAATCATAATCAGATTGTTTAAATCTGTTATTAGTTTTCATTTTCACACCTATCAAATAAATTTAAGAACCAATTTGTTTTTTTTCGCATTGCTTTAGCATGTATTATTTTTTTATCTATTTTGTTTATAAATTCAAGTCTTTCTTTTTCTAGTTTACGCACTGAATTATTCCAGTGTGTAAAGTCTTTTTTTAATATTTTTTCAATATTCATTTTGCAAACCTTACTTTATCATTAAAGATTGTGTTTTTTCTATTCTTGCACCGTCTGGCAATATTCCAGATTTTTTATAATCTTCTTTTATTGCTTTTTTATCAATCTTTTCAACAGTTTCAGTTTTGATATACTTTTTGTTAATACTTTCAGGATCATCAATTATTACCTTTTCAGGATTGTTTCTTATTGTTAATTTGAATAATCCAAGATCAATTTTTTTCATTCCTGCTTGCTCTAAACTAAACTGTAAATAATTCTTTAATCTGTCGGTTGCGTTCTGTTTTACTTTTTTTAGTTGCTGAAGTCTTTTTATTTCCTCGTCAATACTATTTAAATCAAATTTAAAGACATTTAAAAGCTTGCTAATGTTAAGTGCTTTATTTTCTATCGAATCGCTTAAAAGTTCCAAAGCGTCGTTAATCTCTTTATCTGATTCATTGCCTAAAACCTGAACAGCTTCAGATAGCTTTTGATAATCTTGTGCTATTTCATATAAATTCATTTTACACTCCTTTTAAATCTTTTATTAGTTGAATAGTTTCTTTGTAATCTTCTGGGATATTATCAATCTTAATTGATTTTATGTAATTATCTATTGATATTTTATTATTCTCGCATTTTTTATATATTTTTATCACATTTAAAGACAATTCTCGATTCAAATATTTGATATTTTCTTTAGTTATACATAATTTTTCTTGAAAATCTATTATTTCAATATTATTTACTGCAAGTAATTCATATAGATTATCAATAGTAAATTCTTTTTTATATTTATCTCTTTCTTCAGCTTTCTTTTTTTGGTCGCTTCCTTGCTGTTTAATTGCATTTTCTACTTCATCAGCACTAGCAACACTACTATCAATTCCAATACCGAAATTAGCTAGGCAACGACCCCAAGAAGATGTTTCGCAATTTTCTATATATGAAGTTTTATTTATAAATGTACTTCCCTCTTTTTCATATGCGTAGCCATTTGCAACCTCAACACCATCAGAATTTATTATTTTGCTTTTTATTATGCAAATACCATTTTCATTGCTTACCATTTCAGAAAGTAAAGCATAACCTTTAAAACGCTCTCTAAAATACTTAATTCTCTCATTTACTTCAACATATTCTTTACCTTTAATATTAACAGTATTCATCTTTTCACTCCTTACATATAATTTATTAGTTCTTGTTCTATTTCCCATTTTTCACAATTTGCAAGCCTTGAAACAATATGAATCGTATCTTTGTATAGTTCTTCAAATTCGTATTCATCCATACTCGCAAAACTTATACTATTTAACTTTTTATAAATCTCTCCTTGTGGCATTTGTTTTTCTTCATATCTTTTAGACACTATCAAGATAAAATCTTTTAAATCATTTACATTGTTAAAACCAAATTGTTTTTGATATGTTTCTTGCATATGGTCTATGCAGAAACTTAAAAGAGAAAAGAATTTTTTGTGAAATTTGTAGTTTCTTGGCTTTTTAACTTCATAGCTATATACTTCATTATGTTTGATTTTTTTGTAAAGTTCTTCACTTTCTTTATCAGATGGCTTTAACCCAAAATCTGTTTTAATTAAATATATCTTCATTATACACACCTATAATCTGTAATTCTGTCTGGTTCATTTCTCAAAAATACTTCATACTCATTATGATTTTCAACTTTACTATCAAGGCTTAAATGATCTATATTTACCCATGTTATATTATCTTCATGGTGGCTTAAGTATTCAATTGACTTACCTTGTAAAATACCATCTAAAAACACTTGTATAGCTTTTCGATACATAATCATATCACATATTTCACATTCTAATGATTTATAATATTTCATAATTTCCCCTCAATGAATTCTTGAATTTTTTCCATTTCAAAACAACTCCTAAATCTCCAGTCCTGCTTTCTCCATAATCTTAATGCTTCTTTTGTTACGCCAAGAACCTTAGTAAGCTTCTTATAAAATCCCTTTTTTATTTTTTCCCTTTTTGGGTACTTGCAAAAATATAGTTCGTTAATTTTTGCTTGTAGACTGTTTTTTTCAACTCTTTTAATTGGCTTTCCTTTTTGCATCATTTTTTTTACTCCTTTATAAATTCAATATAATTATCTGTTTCAAACTCGTTAAACTCATAATTGCAATCTTCACACTCAACAATATTATATTCACTATAGATTATTTGATCTGTGCAATAATTATAACTTTGTTCATACTCATTACTTCCAATATTGATATTACTGCTTTTACATTTAGGACATAACATTTTAAAACCTCAACAATAACATTAACTTATCTAATACAAAGATACAAATTTATTTGCCTTTTGTCAAGTAGAAAGACAAATATTTTTGTATTATTTTGAAATTTGATTATATTTTAAGGCTAGATTTGTGAAATAAAAAAAGTGAAAATAAAAAAACCGCCATTTCTGACGGCCTGCAAGAGAGAGGAGTTTTATATTGAGGTTAAGACTACGGGGTCTATGCTAACTAATTTAATCATAACAGCATCATGAAAAAAATTTGATTTAAAATAATAAGGTTCGAAGCTTGTTATTTTAACCGGTACTGTTTGCGTTTTATCACTATGAATTTTAAAAGTTAATGTTATTGTTGTGCTACTATTCCATGTTTTTATTATGTCATAATTTGCCTTTGTTAAAGCAACATCGTTAATTATTATATTAAGATACTGACCGCGGTTAAAAACATGATTTTTCCCTGTAATAGACTTATATGTTTTTTTGTCATCTTTTATATAATTACTATTTATTCCGGCTGTTGATTCGTCCGGCTCGTATTCGTTCGTGTCACTTCCAATTATTTTAAATTTACCTGTTCCGAAAACTGACATATTAAAACCCCTCTATGTGCTTACAGATTGTAAATAACCTGCATTTATAAAATTATTTGTTATTGTTTTAGGCTTTGCGCTTTGAGTTGTATAATTAACAGAAAAACTGTAACTATTAGAACCTGTTGCAATCGTGCCACCTGCTATTTCGTATTTATGTAAGTTGGTTCCGGCACTATAGCTTATATATGTGATCGTTGCATCAATATAAGTATAGGGGTAACTTGCTCCCTGTTGCAATCTATATGAGCATTTATTGTAATCTGTATAAAAAAATGTATCTAAATTCAAGGGGGGAGTTGTATTATCTAATCCTTCATTTTCTACATATAAATGTAGCTTATAAGTAGGATCTACAAAAGTTAATACTAGACTATCTAAAGTTATAAATTCCGTATTAAATATATGTGTAATTATTTCTGAAACCCCGTTGCTATTTGCTTTGAAATTATCTAAAACTCTAAAATTGAAATCTGTCTCATCTGCTACAAGTAAATTTTCAGGCACTAAAGTACTTTTTTTGTAATCTCTAAAGTGCGCATATATAAGCTTGATATCATCAGCATTACTTACAACACGAAAATTTTTAAATCCTCCCCCTCCATATGTTGAGTATTTACCAACCACAACATTGGACATTAAAAATTCTCTATCTTCATTTATTAAATTACCACCACCAACAGCAAGATTATATATGTTATTATATTTCGCATAAAAAGCGCGATCTTCAGTTATATCAAAAAGTGATCCGGTCGCATGGGTTGTATAATATTCGATAAAGAAAGTGTCGTCTCCGTCATTTTTTACATTTGCAAAATACGCCCAAAGATTTTTAAACCCGTTTGCTAATTTAATTATTTTTTCTTGTTTTATTGTTGTATCATCGTAATCAATAGCATTTTCTAAAGCTGTTCGCACACTTCTAACTGAATATTTGACAACTCCTGAATCTAGTTCATAGGCTAATATTAAACCTAGTTTTTTTAATAAATCTTTTATTATATCTATAATCAATACTTCGTTTGTTTCATCGTATAAATCGGATAAATTAGAAGTTGCGTAATCAGTTCCAGCGCATTTTAATACTTTTAAATCTATTTCAGAATTTGATATTGTTATACTTGCTCCACTATCTAATACGATCGCATCAACAGCAGACGGAACGGTTCCAAAATTCAAGCCGGCAAGATCAAAATAATATTCGAGTAAGTCCATAGGATTTATTGTTTTTGGGTTAATACTATTTATTGTAAAAGTGGTGTGTGTTACAACTCCATATCCTGTGAGATTTGCATCCGTGTAATACTCTCCATTATTGACTAAAGTTTTAAAAGAATCTTTGAAATCATGTTTAAGAGTTAATTTGTATATGTCTCCATTTTGTCGCAAGTTTACAACTTCAATTTTCCCTGAAAATAAAACTCTATCTGATGCTGAAGCGTCGTCGCTACCTTTTATAATTACCTCTAAACCCTCGACCATTGATACAGAATTGTCAATTCCTTCAACTGCGGTAAGCGTACATTGTGGAGTTACAAGACCGAAGTCATCAAGTCTAAAGAGCGCCGTACTACCTGAAAGATCAATAATATAATCTGATACATCGGTGCTATCAATCATTACATTAAAACTCATTATATTTTTCCCTCATCGCTTAATATATTTAAACTTGGAACTATTTCATTTTCTGTAAAATCTAAGCTGTCAATATTAGCATTTATGTTTGTTGTAACACTTAAGTCTTTATTAACTAAATTTGTGTTCATCGCTCTAATTGACATTAAAATTTCTTCTAATAACATAGGCATTGTAGAACCTTTAACTTCTCCACCTTCAGCAAACCCACCCGATAAATTACTAGCACTTAAAACACTAGGCAATGCTATTTCAGGTCTAATTAAACTTTCCAAACTATGACCTTGCTGTAATAGTTTTCTTTGAGCTAATAAGCCATCTTTATTTTTTCTTGTTATTTCTGATTCATAAACAACCTCACCTTTGTGAACAACTCCGGCTTCGTCATATTTTCCACCATCTCCGGTGTATCCACCCGTTGCAAAACTGTTACCTATAGCATTTATTAAACCGTATGCAGTCGCACCGGCTAAAGGCGCGGCAACTAAGTTAAAAGGAAAAGGAATTATTTCAAAAACGCTTGCCATAGCCGAAGCCATAGCTTTTTTCGCTATCATTGTAATAGCTTCTTTTATTCCTGCTTTTAGCACTTCCCCAGCTTTTTCTAAGCCAGATTTATCTTTTTCTTCTTGTTCTGCTCTTAGTTTGTCAAGCTGTTTATTCTTGTTTTTTTCAAGTACAACTTTTTCTAATTGTAGCTTCTTATATCTATCGCTACCTTTTCGAAGTGTTTTTAATTCATCATTAAGTTTATTTTTTTCAACTTCATATTTTTCTTGCGCACTTATCCTATCAAGTTCGATCTCTTCATTAGACCTAGATTGTTTATTAAAAAATTGTTCGTCTAGTTCGTTTGCCATTGCTCCGGTTATTTGTTGCATTATTTCAAGTTGTTGGTCTTTATAGCCTATCATTAAATTTAATCTATCTAACAATCCAATCTCAAAAACTTCTGTTTTTTTGTCTTCTAATTTTATTGACTCGCTTAATTGAACTTGCTCTATTATATATTTATCACTATTAAATTTTTTTAATTGTAATTTTTCTTCCTCTTGTTTTTCTTCTAAAAACTCCCAGTATCTTCCTCTCTCTTCTTTTTGTTTCTCTATTATTGCCAACAACTCTTTATTTGTTTTTATTAGTTCTTTTTTCTTGTTTTTTATATTATTTGTAGAATTGATTTCTTTTTCTTCATTTCTTTCTACTAAAGCCATTAACCCATTATAGTAAGCTTTTGCGAAATCTGCTAGGCTATTATAATTACCTTTTTCTTTCTCTAAATTTTCGGCAAATATATTTTTTCTTTTTTCTTGTAGTTCTTTTTCGTAGATTTCTTTTTGTATGTTCATTTGAGCAATTAAAACAGCCTCTTCTCCATGAAACTCTTTTAAATCTTCTAGTTGCTCTTTTGTTATCTCTTTATTTTTTCTTAAAGCAAATTCAGCACCCGCGACCGCTTGATCTCGTCCCCACTGCAAAACACCGGTCAATCCTTCAACAGCGTCAACATAGCTTGTTGTCAATAGTTCTGAACTTTTATCAATAGCAGTATTTAAAAAACCTATAGCCTTTTGGGATTGATCTAAGAAATTTTTAGCTTCGCTTGTGTTTTCTTTTAGCTTAGTGTTTATTTTGTCAAGGTTTTCAACAAATTGACCAGCGTCCTCTCCGGCTCCTCTGAACACATCAGCGTAAACTTTTCCCACCGCTTCAGTATTATCTTTATTTTTTCTTAAAGCCACACTGATTTGTTGCATTGCTTCAAAATATGTAGTATTTCCAGATTGAATTTTATCTGTTAAGTCATCGGCTGAAATCCCGACACCCTGCAAAGCTGTTTTTGTTGCGTCGGTCATCTCTCTAATTGATAAAAACCCTTCTTTTATTGCGTCGATTCCTTTATCAGAAAACACACCCAAACGAGAAGACTCGGAAATTATAGAGACGAACCCCTCTGCATTAATTCCGGCTTGCTTCATTATAGAAGGGTATTCTTTTAATTGATCTAAAAATTGACCGGAGGCATCCGCACCATTTAAAAAACCTTGTTTTATTAGATTTAAACTATCTTTTGCTGTTCTCCCGTAAGTTTTTTGCAAAGTATTTGCAGATAGCATAACGTCTTTAAAGTCTCCACCAATTAAATTAGCTGTTGACTTATATTCTGTCATTAAAGACCTTGTTTCGTCTGCTGTTTTACCTGTTAAAGTCTGCAAAGTAAGCATTTGTCTATTATGATCTTGCAATTTACCCAACAAAGCATTAACACCGCCAAAAGCAACACCCAAAACACCGCCAAACTTACCCACTTCAGTAGCCATATTTTTGAAATTAGAGCTGACTTCCTGATCTACTTTCGTTGATTCTGCACCAATTGCACTTATTGAATCCTCTGCACTATTTGCAGACTTTTCTAGTACTATAAGTGAAGCTTTTCCAGATTGGGTATCTATTTCTATCGCATATTTAAATTTATTTGCCATTTAAACGCTCGTTTTCTTCTTGTTTTATTCTAATTTCTTCGTTGTGAATGTCTATATATCTGATTGCTTGCTGGATATTTATATCTTTGCTATCTATATTCATTTTTGAAAGTGAAAAAACCCAAGAAGAAAAAATATTCTCGGGTTGATTTCTTTGATTTACGTGGCTTGTGGTAGAAAATTCTGCATTGTCCAAGTCTTCAAAAAAGCTAAAAAAAAACCTTGTAAAATTTGCACGGCTTCATCTTGTTCAATAGGGTCGTCTTTTTTAACTTGTCCACCTGTTACAACGCTTAAAAGTTTTCTTAGTTTCTTATCTCTGAATAGCTTGAAAAATATTTCTGCTGTATTAACTTCTTTATCTTCATTCGCACCCATCAAAAGATGCTCTAATCCTGAATCTTTCAATACATCAAAAACTTTTTCAATTGTCAATAAATCCGTTTTAATGTTGAATCTTTTTTTTGCCATTTTAAACCTCTCTCTTGTTTAATTAAAAGGGTCGAGTCTCTCACGCTCGACCCTATATTACTATGTAAATAATGTTTTCCATCTTCTAAAGTTCGTGCCATAAATACCACCGTCAATTAGTTCTCCTGTAACCTCAATATCTTCAATAGTATTTCCGACTTGATTAGTTTTAATTTTTAATTGCAATAACCCTCCGTCTGTATAAAGTAGATTTTGTGTATCTACTAAAACAATTACCTTTCTTGTCGTGTCCATTGCTAACAATGTTGCCCATTCTGCATTTGTTGGATCAATAACCTTCCAAGCTGCATTCACTTTTAATGCTGGAATCCCTCTATTTCCTTCGAATCCGGACGGATCAGCCGTTAAAGTTGGGTCTTTTTGAAGTCCAATTCCTGCAATTTGATCGAACTGCTCTCCGTTTACCGCTAGTAATTGAGTAGCTAATTTTTCTGCTCCTGTTGCACCCGAAATATCGTCCATGTTTGAAGTCCAATCCGTAACAGCTGCCGAAATACTCGGAAAGTCATCACAAACGAACAATCTAAAATAATTTGTTTCTGCTGTTTTTAAAGCCATAATTCACACCTTTTTTATTTAATTATACTGGAAATAATGTTTTGTGTCTATTGATATTATCATCATAAGTCCCACCATCTGCAAGCTCTCCGAAAACCTCAATGTCTTCTATTGTATTTCCGACTTGATTTAATTTTAATTTAAATTGTAATAATCCACCATCGGTATATAGTTTATTTTGCGTATCTACTAAAACAGCGACTTTTCTTGTATTTTGCAAAGTTTTCAAATAATCCCATTCCGTGTTGGTTGGGTCTATCACTTTGAAATTACAATTGATCTTTAATGCTGGAATCCCTCGATTCCCTTCACTTCCAGCAGGATCCGCCGTTAAAGTTGGGTCTTTTTGTAGTCCAATCCCCGCAATTTGGTCAAATTGAATTGCATTTGCATCTTTTAACCTTTTTGCAAGTTCTTTGTCATCCGTGGCAACGCTTATATCGTCCATGTTAGTAGTCCAGTCAGTAACATAGATCATCGCTTTTCCTGCTAAAAATGGAAAGCTATCACATATAAATAGACGAAAATAATTTGTTTTTGAAGTTTTTAAAGCCATTTAAAACCCTTTAAGAATGAGGAAATTCTGTTTTATATCTGATAAAATTTACACCATTGACGCCACCATCAGGTAATCCACCCATAATTTCCACGTCTTCAATAGTATTTCCTACTTGATTAACTTTGATATTAAGTTTTAGCTTATCGCCTGCAATATAAAGCTTGTTTTGAATATCAACTAAAACGACTGTTTGTCTTGTGTTTGGTATTGTTTGAATATATGTCCATTCTGTATTTGTAGGATCTATTACTTTAAATTGACAATCAATTTTTAACGCTGGAATACCTCTATTCCCGATAAACCCAACTGGATCAGCAATTAAAGTCGGCTCTTTCTGTAATCCTATTCCTGCGATTTGGTCAAACTGAACCCCGTTAGCATCTTTCAACCTTTTTGCAAGCTCTGCATTATCTGTAGCAACACTTATGTCGTCCATGTTTGAAATCCAGTCAGTGATACATTTTGTATCAACCGACTCACCTAAAAAAGGCAATGAGTCACATATGAATAACCTAAAATAATTTGTTTTTGCTGTTTTTAAAGCCATCTTTTAACCTCTCTTTTTAATATGTATATAAAGTATCTTTTTTATCGTTGTCAATATCGCAATGTATAAATTCTTTTGCAACGCCTATACGAGTGAATCCTGCTTGCAATAATGCTTTTACTATAGTTAGTTGCTTAACTCCTCCAATCGCTCTAATATCAACTGCAAGCCCTTTTAAATGACTACTATCTGATTTGCCACCAACGTTTTTATTATGATCTTTACATCTATAACCGGAATTTATTATAAAAGGCGTTTTCGCTAGGTATCTCGCTACGTTCAATTTATCAATTAAGTCTTGACTTATTTGATTTCCTTCACAACATTTGCAACGAAATTCTTTTTGTTTGAAATAATTCATATTTTATGCCCTTTATTCCATGCACTTTGACCAAATTCATGAACAAATTTATAATATATGTTAGCTAATATATATATGGCTCTTCTTTTTGCTCTTGCTTTTAAGATGTCATCCCAGTTAGAAAGCTTAAACCATGTCAATTTTTTAGTTTCTTTTATATAAATATGTTCTGCAAGTCTTTCCATATTGTTTTTTAATCTTTTGTCGGATTTTTTTCTGTCTTTTGCAAAACTATAATCAAGATCGTGTATATTACAACATATTGAAAAGTCTATTAAAATTTTATCAGGTACTAAGTCAACATTCCAACCAGAACCGCAACCATTACAAAGCTTATTGATCTCTTCATTTGACATTTTTTTATATTTTTGATTACATTCTAATACATTTATATATTTATTTGCACTAATGTCATTTATCATTTTTATATATCTCGCTAAAGTAATATTCAATATTTAAATGTTCAACCATAAATTCTATAAAACTTTTCTCACCATCTATATGCTTGTTAGAATTTATTTGATGTAACTCTTTTTTGGTCATTATTGATCTTTGTATATTTCTAAAACTATTTCTCTAATAAAAGAAACTGTTTTCGTGTCAAGTTTTGTTTCTTCACAATTCCAGTCTTTTATCGGATTTGTTAAACGACCATTCAAATTTAATAGTTCTTCCATGTCTAAAACAGTGTCTTCTAAAGCATCGTGAAAAGCTGTAAATATTGTGTACATTTTTTGAAATAAATTATTATACATTTTAGTGTTAACAACTTTTTTTATTTTTCTCTCTATCCTTACATAGTTAGCTTGGTGCTTTTCTTCAAACAATTGTAAAAACTCGTCACACCCTCCACGATCAATAAATATTTTTTTATACATATCCCCATTTTTATACAAAAATTCATTTATCCACCATTGCGAGTCTAATAATTCATTTTTTGCCTGCTCTCCTTTTTTCCCGCCATGATACGCATAAACAGCTTTCTCTTTTAAAGTCATGAACGCTTGAAACCAAACTGTATATTTTACTAGCAATAAAAGTTTTACATTTTCAAGTCTTTTTTTACTATCATCTTCATTTTGAGAATTGCCTACATAATTAAGAGATAAAATTCTAGTTCTGATCCAATCCCTTGTTGTAGTGAAGATGTCATGATCTATTATCATCTGCAAGCGTTCTTTGTCGTTCGCTGGAACTCTTCTTTTCCACGGATTTTTATTTTTTGTAGCTTTGTAAGTGAAAATACCAGTTATTAAAGAGCCTATAATTGTGAAAATACCAGTAAGCAATATTTGTAAATTTGTCAAAGTAACCTCGTTATAGTAAATCAATCAAATCTTTTAATTCATCTAATAATCTTTTTAAATCTTCTTTGTCATTTGCTAGTTCTAATTCAGTTCCGATTCTAGCTTCTATTTCATTTCTCTGCACTACTTTACTATTATATATTTGTTGAGGGTCTTGTTGATGTCCCATTTTCTACTCTCCTATTTCTTTTAACTTTTTATCTATTTTATCTTTGATCTGTTTTTTATATAAATTGTCTTGTAATTTTTCTTTATAAATATCCTTTGATAACTCTTTTAAATCTAACCTCAACCCTTTTACGTCTTCATTTCCTACTTTTACAACAAATAAGAATATTGTAAAAAGTATTGTAATTATATTTAAACTCAATAAGATAGCTATCCATATAAAAAACTTCTCTTTTATTTTACCTATATCTTCTTTAATTGTTTTCATTTCTCTTTTAACGTCCATATTTACCACTTTATAATATTTCTAATACTATTCTGTAAACTTTTGAAAGTGTTTTTTCTTCATTGTCGTTATCAATTTCAACCTCGTCTTCATCTTCATTTAAAAAATAATATACGCCGTCTGTAATTGAAAATTTATTAGGCTTATTTGTAAAACTTGGATTATATGTATCAATCAAAAGGTCATCAATTGTCAAAAAAGAAACTAATCCCTCAACAGTCACGTTTAAACCTTTTAAATTAAACGACCATTCTATTGACTTTTTCGAGCCGTACAAATTGTGATCAGTAATTAACAATTCTGCATATGTTCGTTTCATTGCAGTAGTGCCAAAATTAACCGGCATATCGCTTAATCTTGTTTGTAAATCTTCTTTCATTGCTAAAATTGTATCTTTCAAGTTATAACCCTCTTTGCATATGCATCAATAATTGATTCTTCGGATTTTCCTAAAAATAAAAACTCTCTTTTTGGAATAGTTAAATTCATTTTTCTTGAATGAGATTTAACTGTCTCGCTCTTGCCTTTTCTTTTCCTTGAATGAGATTTGACACTAACAGTTTTATTTATTCGACCGCCTTCGTTGTGTATTCTTGCATATTCTATAATCGTTCCAACAAATATTTTATAATTACTTGATATGCCTTTTATTGATCTAAGCATAGAACCCGTATGAAACAATATTTTATTTTTTGTCTTGCCGGGTTTGTTATCTTTTGTTTTCTGTTTTAAAGGCTTCCAGTTTTCAGTTTGATTTTTTATTTTATCTTTAATACTATTAGCTAGCTCTATTGATAGTAATTTATTGCTAGAATCTAGCTGTTTAATAGCCTTTGATAAATGTTTAGAAAGTGACAATGTCATCTAAATACCTCGCTCCTGTCGATTGTGTAGCTTTGGCGTATGGTTTTAAATCCGGTTTACTATCATCTTCCTTAAACTGTTGAAAATAATTTTCTAACAAACTCATTGCTTGGTCTTTTTCGTCCTGTCCTGTTACATCTGCATTTGAGAAGTCATACACTTCACCGATTGCGTAAAGAGTAATAGCTTCGGCTTGCATTTCGTCCGATTCGTCATATGTTTGATCTGATTTAATACAGAACGCTTTTATATAAAGCTTTGCAGAATTTAAACATTGTGCGACTACTTCTTCTGTTGTTTGCCCTGTTGTATCGGCATAAATGGAAGCCTTGTCGGCTCCCATTCTGTCAATAACGTTTTGCGTTGTAACTGCCATTTAAAACCCTCTTATGCTGTATAAGTACCTTTTGCACTTTTTAAAGCTCCAAATAATGGAATTGGCTTTGTTGATACTTCTATTGTCATTACTCTTCCATTTGGAGAAACCTGTGGAATGATTAAGAAAGGCATAGCTTTAAAATCATTTAGGAAGTTGTCAATTTTTAAATATCTTAGTTTGTGACCTGCTTTTGGGTTAATCATTAAGCAAGTATTATCTGCAACGGCGTTTGTTGTTGCTTGAGTCTCTGCATTTTTATAAACTGCTTGCTCATTTCTTAGGTTAAATCTACCCATTTTAATAATTTCGTTATCGCTATCATACCTTGCCGATACTACATCTTTTGTAGTTTTTGCGCTGATCTTGTCTAAAATACCATACCAGCCGTCAGACCAAACAAGAACTTCAATTTCTTTCCCCGAGGCTCCAGCATCCTTCATGCCATCATACATAGTATTAAGGTTCTTTTGAACAGTTCCAAGAGTAACACTTGAACTCCCCCAGTTAGAAATTGCAGTATTTGGAACAGTTTCAGAATATAGAGTAATGTCATCCCAGTCATTTGTACCCGTTCTAGCTTTCCAGCTTAAAGTACCAGTTAAAGACTTTGCACACATTGACTCAACAGTTTCCGCAACCATCATTTTAGCATCTTTAATAACTCCTGCTTTCCATTGTGCTAATGATTCACCTGTTAATTGCATGATTTCGCTTACTTCTGTAGCTGTAAACGTCATCACACCGGCTATAACTTCAGGACTAATTTTTTCAATGTTTCCTGTTGCGCTCCCTACTGGTTCAGCACTTGCACCACCAATTACCATAGGTAACGCACTTATCACTTTGTTGATTTCTTGCTTACTAATATACGTAAACGGGTGAGTTCCTTGATCTTTAAAGATTAAATCCTTAATAGGTGACTCGACCGGCGTTGTAGTGTCTAAGACTTGCGCAATTGACTTCGGATCAAAAGCTGTGTCTAAACCGCTAATATTAATCATAATTTACCATCCTTTTTATATTGTTCTAATATTTAGTTTAAGCATTTCTTGATTAAGTGCGAATTGTTTCGCAGTCGATAAAGTCGAAGTTAAAACAGTTTCCGATTCATCGTCGATAATATACCAGTTAGCGAAGTCAATTAGTCCAGCTTTTAACATAGTACACTCATTCGTGCTTTCGTTGTACTTAATCATTGCACCATAAAAAACTTGATTCGCTAAGTCTTCCTCGTATAATGCTACTGAATTATCTGTTGTCAATCTTCCAAGCAATGTGAAGTTGTTAATTGCGCTTGATCCCAAATTAAAAATTTCTGTTTGCAATTGGTCAATTTCTGCTACATGTTCGGTATCTACTACCACGCTTGCAATTGTTGAATTTCTGCTTATTGCCATAATAAACCATCCTTTTTATATTTGTTTATATTTTATTTGCGTAATCTACAAATTTTGTATTATTACTATCTTCTTTTTTTTCAAAATTCATTTTTCCAGCCTTTACAATTATTTCCTTTTTTTCTCCACCTATCAAACTCAAATACTCGGAAAATTCTTTCTCATCTGTTTTTTCTGAAAAGCTCATGAACTTGTTTCTCATATTTTCTCTTTCTGTCTCGTCTGCGATTCCTAGCTCGTCAAGTTTTGCCTCAATTAAAGCTTTTACTTTTTCTATCTTTTCTGCTTCAAGCTTGTCTTTCATTCCTTTGATTTCTGCCTCTGCTTTTGCCAGCTTGTCATTTGCTTCAGCTAATCCAGCTGTAGACTCTGCAAGTTCTGTGCT